GACCATTATCTGTCAATAAAAACAATTATTTTGAAAACCGAAAAGATCATTGTATTTATACCCCTATTCCTCTTTCGAATTGGCTTTTTAAAATTCTGTCTCCAATTGTGAAGAAGATGAAAAAGAGTAGGATTATTGACCCGGCTTGTGGTTCTGGGAATTTACTATTTCCCTGGGTTGCGAATAGATTTGATTATTTGGCTGTGGATACGGAAGATCACTCTGATAGATTCCATCCAGGCACTTTTCTTCAGGACAATTTTTTGACCACTGAGAAGATAACCCCAGAGAAAACAGATTTTTTTCTCATCAATCCACCTTTCAATAATTCAGGGAAAAAAGGGGTTCGTTCATTTTTACCAGAAAGATTTCTGGATAAGATAACCAAATGGTGGGGTCCCAGGGTCCCAGTTGTCCTTTTTGCTCCTATGGGATTTCGATTGAATCAGCGTGTCCATTCTTCCAGGTGGCGGAAATTTCAAGGGAAGAATTCCATGAATTTAACTCATGTTATGGCCCTTCCATTGGACACTTTTCCTGGGGTGGAATTTCACATGGAGATCCTTTTTTTCAATATCAACGCCAAGCTCCCATTTTTCGTTGATCCTGAAGTCTTTGATGGAGAACCAATTTGGAAAAAACTTTCAAAGGATTCAAAGAGTGAGTAGTCTTGATCCTAGAGATTTAGGACATGATAAATATGATCCAAGTGATGTAACCCTTCCTGAGGCCTCAACAAGAATAGTGCTCCCAAACGGGAGATTGAATCCATATTACGGATTAGGGATAACCGAAAGATATGTAGAAAGTGAGAAGTCCATGAAAGAGATTGAAAAGGCTAGGGCATTTGAAAACCGAAAAAGGATGAATGGCCGATACCTGTTTTATCTTGATGGTAAACGGGTGACAAAAACCTATATGGCGGAGTTTTTTGGCGTTCACTTGAATTCAGTCAAAATGCATTTTTTCAGGCTGGGAGATGGACCCAATGAATGGATGGGTCATACGGTGGAAAGAAGGATTATCAAAAAGAGGAGTATAAAATGAGAACAGCAGAATTCTTTCATTATGTTGATACAGTTTGGGGAGAATCCGAAAAAGCCGAAAATGGGAAAAGGACCCTTCCAGGATTTTACAGGAACCCGGAGACTGATGTAGAGATCTGTATTTTTCCAGAGGAAACGCGGCTGGTCGTGGCCTTCAACGCCACAGAATCCTGGAGAGATGTCATTTCTTCTTTATTTGCGGTCTATAAAAATGGTATTCACCAAGGATACTTAAAAGCCTATGAGAGCATCAAACAGAAGATTTGGAATGCCTACTATTCCCACCCAAAACCAATTGTTTTTGTTGGACACTCCCTGGGCGGGGCCCTCTCTCAATTGGCTGTTCTGGATTTTGCTAGGAAGTTCATTGTTACTAGAGCCATTACCACAGGATCTCCAAGACCGTTCAGAAACGTAGATATTCCAATGGTTCTTTATTCAAGAATTACCAGCTTTGAAGCTCATGGAGATCTGGTCCCGGGTATTCCATTTTGGGGCAAACCTAGAGGTAAAACCATAAAGGTTGGGAAACCAACATGGTATGACTGGACAGGAATCCGAGGAAAGAACCATCTTCCAGGACATTACAAGACCTTCAAGTTTGAGGTGTCTTTGTCATGATGGATTCCATTATTGAGCTTTTGGTTCTTCTTTTGAAAGCTGGGAAAACCTTGGTGGATACTGATGGGGTTTCTCTCTCCTATCACCGTGGGGTTTATTCTGATTCCCTGGGGTTTGTATTTAGAGACCCAGAATTTCTCAAGGATTACCAAATTGATTTGACTCTGATGATGGGGGTATGCTCATGAAGTTTTGGAATGCTTTTGCATTTTTCTTAATTGGAATGGTCTTGGGGGTTTGGACTTTTCAGATCCTTCTTTTGGTTGGATACCCCGATTTTGATAATATGGAATGGGGCCGGCGTTATGAGTTGACTGAGGTTTTTCCCAAGGAAATACAAGATCCAGGGGATTTGAATGAATAAAGACCCTCAGGAAAGAAAAATGGAAACAGAGTCTTTCAAAATCACAAGGAGCCACAACAAATGCTAATTCCAAAAATGAATTCTGAAATAAACCCGGATCGATGCTACCCCGAAGACTATAATAATGAGAATGGGAACTACGAAAATTTCTGTTCACTTTGTGGGAATACCTTCCTTGGCCATAAGCGCCGGGTGGTTTGCCGTATTTGCCGGGATATCTTTGAGGCCTGTGAGGAGTATAAATATGATTTTGAATAGGGAACAGGTGGAAAGGTTTATCGCCTATGCCAAAGAGAAATATGCATGGTGGGGAAATAAAGGAGAGCTTTACACTTATTATGACCGAGAATTAGGTAACTCAGATGAAGCCTACACAAAAGGCCATTGGAAGCGAGTCCACAGGCTACTCAAGGCCATGGAAGAGGGGCGAACCAAACGGGTGAAGCTCTTGGAGAATTGTTCATACGACACAGAAACAAATCTTTTTTCCTGGGGCGAAAGAGTGTCATGGTTAGGTTTTCACAGGTTCGCAATTGACGGCATAGCCTTAGATAAAAAAGGCCGTTTTATGGGTCGAAAGAAGAAAGCCAAGAAAAAGCTCCCAGAGCCAGAAAAGCTAAAACCAATAAACTATGGGGAAGATGAAAATATAGACCTCGATTCCCTACCTGTTGGCCCAGTTGACCGTGGAATCATGGTTGACGTTCGGAACAGTGAAAGCGAGCCATGGGAAGGGCCTTACGAGCTTTTAGCAAGACTTTCTCCATATAAGGATTACACGTGGTGGTCTCGGAGTGAGTCTTTTAGGGCTTACAAATACGCCAGACTCCACCAAGAGCCTCGGGTATGTGACAAATGCGGTCAGGAGGTAGAGGGGTGAAAGAAGTGAAAATTGATATGGGAGCCCTGAGAAAGTCCATCAAAACCCAATTGGGAGAGCAGGGTTTTGAAATAGAAAAACCTGAATTTTATGAAAAGATTTTGGATGCCTGGAACATCTTGAGAATCCACGGATTCCTATCAGGGGTTGAATCCAAGAAAAGTGGTCAAAGGATAATGAAAGCCATTTCTACCAAGGTAAAACATATTGAGAATTGGAAGATCTGTGAAGTTTGTGGGAATTTCCATCCAAGTGTGAAATCAAGGATTGACCCCTATATTAAATACATTGACGATGAAGAGGTGGAAAGACTTCTCTGTGATGATTGTTATTGGGATTCTATGGATAGTATTTAACCCGATGAAAAATATTATTGAACTTGGATCAATCATAGTAGGGGTGGGAATAGATCAGAGGTTGGTCATAATTCAAGAAGACTTCCCAGGGAAGGAAGAATTCAGGGATTCAATCATAGCCTCAAGACATCTCATTTCCAATATGAAAACCCAAGAACCCCCAGGGGTCTACATGGTGGATATAACCATGGCCAAAGAACCCGTTTCCCCTTCCTTTATCAAGCACTCAATCATCATTACCAACCCCAAAAAATTACACCTATCCTTTGAAGCAGAACCATTAAGTTTTAGCATGAATTAAACCCTATCCCAATATTCTTGATAAAATCTAGATTTAATCCTAATATTATCCCATGAAAGCGAAGAAACCCAGGAAAGAAAAGACCCTTTTAGAAATAGATTTCGATCTAAAAACTATAAAAAAAGCCACTCCATACCTAAATGACCTAACATATTCCCTTCCCGATAATAGAAAAAAGACCCAAAAGCTCAAAGTAATCAATGATAAGCATAGGGGATATGCTTGGTATTATGTATTTAATGGGGGAAACAAGACAGATGCCTATAGGAGAGCCGCTCACTCTACCTTCCATCTTGGCCGGGCTAAACTCCTACCAAATAACAATGTTACTTATTATGCCCTTACTATGGGGGGAGGTACTTGGTATCGAAATCCTACGATTCAGGAGGCCATTAGACTAATCAGGCTGGAAATAGAGAAAAAACTGAAGGGTGATGTCCCCTCAACCATGCTTGAACAACTGGTGGTTCAGGCCACATACGACCCTTCCATGTTCATCAATCCAGACGGTTCTCCGGCCTTCAGAGAGTGGGGTGAGATCCCGGAGAAATACCGCTGTTGTGTGGAGGGGATCAATACTACCCGTTACGGAAAGAACGGGATAATCTGCGAGACCACCATCAAATTGGTTGACAGGGCTGTGGCTAGGAAGGAGCTCTTGAAGGTCGCCCCGGATCTCCTGAAGCCGGATAAGCTTGAAATCGTCCACAAGACCATCGATGAGAAAGGGAATGAGGTGGGGTATAATTTCTCCAAGATGAGTGATCGTGAATTATTGGATTTGATCCAGGGGTCCAAATGAATGCAGTGAGTTATGCATCAAAGGCTAGATTGGAGCTGGCCCGTCGGGAATTGGCTAGAAGATCCATTCTTCATTTCACCAAGTACACCATGCCCGAATTTCAAGAGACGTCTTTTCATAGAAACTATGCAAGATTCCTGGATTTATTTGCTCAAAAGAAGATCATGAAGGGGATGATCACCTGCCCACCCCAGCATGGTAAATCTGAGCTATCCTCAAGGAGACTCCCCTCCTTTATCCTGGGAAAGCGTCCCAATTCTAAAATTGCCATTCTTTCATATGCGGCTTCCTTTGCCCAGGGATTCAACAGGGATAACCAGCGAATTATTGATTCCCCGGAATATAAAAACCTTTTTCCTGAGACCTTCCTAAACTCAAATAATATCAGGACCGTTTCCAGCCAATACCAAAGAAACTCCACCATATTTGAAATTGTGGGTAAAAGGGGCTTCCTAAAAACAGTGGGTCGAGGAGGCCCCCTCACCGGGGACCCTGTTGATGTGGCCATCATGGATGACCTTTACAAGGACTCTGCTGAGGGAAATTCCCCGGTTATCAGAGACGCTGTGATTGAATGGTATACCTCGGTAGTTATGAAAAGGCTCCACAATGATTCTCAACAGTTGATCGTTTTTACCCGTTGGCATGATGAGGATTTGATTGGATGGTTGGAGGAGAGGGATACAGTCATTGTGGTTGAGTCCTGGGATCAATTGGAAACCATTGACCCAAATGCATGGTATAAGATTAATTTCCCGGCCCTGATGAATCATCCAAAAACTGAGCTTGACCAACGGGAGATGGGGGAGCCTCTTTATCCTGAAAAGCATTCCAAGGAAAAGCTTGAGAAAGAAAGATCCATTGACCCAGAGAAGTTTGAAGCTATGAACCAAGGAGATCCCACTCCCAAGGCTGGTCTTCTGGTGACTCAGCCCTTCAATACCTACGATGTACGACCTAGCAATTTTACCAAATTGGGGAATTACACGGACGTTGCCGATACCGGGACAGATTATCTGTGTTCCATTAATTACGGGGTCTATCAAGACAGGATTTACATTCTTGATGTTTACTACACCCAGGACCCCCAGGAGATCACAGAGGGAGCCACCGCCGATTTATTAAAACGGGGGATGATCAGAGAGGCCATGTTTGAATCCAATAATGGGGGCCGTGGGTTTGCTAGGGCCGTGGATAGAATCTTGAAGCAGAAGATTGTTATCACTTGGTTCCATCAATCCCTCAATAAGGAATCTAGGATTTTGACCAATGCGGTTTCTGTCCAAAACAGCCTCCTCTTCCCGAAGAATTGGCAATCAAGGTGGCCAGAGTTTTCAAAGCATATCTTGCGATTTAAAAAGAAGTTTAGAGCTAATAAGCATGATGACGGTTGGGATGCCTTGACCGGGGTTTATGAATTCAGTGGATTGAATTCTTCCATCTCGGCATTATATCGAATGTAAGGAGTATAAAATGGTAAGGGATATACAACAGCAAAAGGATCTTTTAGGGAAGGTAAGAGGGGTCACCGTATCCGAGGCCCGGAGTGATGGGTGGGCAAATGCCTTGATTGGTCTTGGGAAAAGGGGGTCAGATAAGACGATGTCCACCGAGTACGGTGAACTTACCTACTTCACCGACATTGAACTTTCCAATCTCTACATGTCTGAGGGCTTGGGAAAAAAGATTGTGGATACCTACCCCAAGGATGCAATACGTCAATGGATCTCGATTGACAACGATGAGGATGGAAAGATCCAGGCCGAATTGAAAAGGTTGAAGGCTCCCCAGATTTTCAAGAAGGCCCTTTCCTGGGCTAGATTATACCGGGGGTCCTTGATTGTAATTGTGGAAAAGGGCGTCAGTGATCTCAAGAAACCCATGACTAATACCCCAAAAGAGATAGAATCCTTGCGGGTTTATTCAGCGGCTAGGATCACGGTTTCCTCTGCTGATATCGTAACCGATCCTAAATCCCCCTATTTTGAAGAGATTGAGTTCTTCAGAATCCGGGCCAAATCCCAGGCAGAAATCAAGGTCCACGCCTCTAGGTGTTTGATCTTTAAAGGGGAAGAATCCCCTGATGAAACTGGGATCGATTTTAAATACGAATATTGGGGCATCCCTGTTATGATGAATATCATTGACAGGCTCAAGAACTTTGGATCTGTGGAGTCCAGCATTGTGAACCTTCTCCTTGAGTTTAATGTAGGAAAGTTCACCCTTGCCAATCTGGCCCAAATGCTTTCACAAAATGATGCTGATTCGATGAACTTAATAATGAACAGGATTGATGTCATCAACGCCTCAAAGTCAATTATTAATTCGGTCCTTCTGGGGGATGGGGAATCCTATGAAAGAGATTCTGCCAATGTATCTGGAGTGGATGCCCTAATGGATAGGCTAATGATAACCCTTGCGGCCGTCGCCAATTATCCGGTGACCAAGCTCTTTGGAAGATCTCCTGCAGGCCAGAATTCCACGGGGGAGTCTGATATTAGAAACTACTACGATGAGGTAAGGAGCTATCAAGAGACCCAGATTGAAAGTAATCTTCAAAGGTTGGTCAATTTGATTGGATCTTTCTACAAGATCCCCGATACTGTGATTGAGTTTAACCCCCTATGGCAACCCACGAGAAAGGAACAGGTTGAGACCGAAAAGATTGAAGCCGAGACCGCAGAGATTTACATGAGGAATCAGGTGGTCACCCCCGATGAGATCAGGGACACCCATTTCCCAGAACTGGAGTCATCCCCCGGATTCTCTGGAATGGGGGAAGAAGAGGAAGAAGAGGATGTTTAAATGGTTTCGTAAATTGATCTCTCAGGAGGTCGATAGAAGGGTTAAGGAGCTCTTAGTGGACCCATACTACATAAAGCTGGTAAAAGCGGAAATATCAAAGGATATGAGGACTAGGGAGCTATCCTCAAATGAGGACTACCTGAACAATCTAAGAGGGATGGGAAATGGCCAGTAAAGAAATCCTGAAAACCCTCCTGAAGATGAAGCGTAAGAAGATGGGGAAAGCAAATAGGAAGAAATCCCAGGGAATTCCAAAAGGGAAAACTTGGTTGTATCCCCATAACATTGAAAGGACCTATAAGAAAGGGATCACCGAACTCCAGAGAGAATTTACTGTTCCGGTGACCAAGACCCTCGTGGCCAATCTGGAAAGATGGACCCAGGAGTACAAGGGGGATTCTCTCCGGGTGGATGCCTTTGGCCCTGAACTCAAAGCTATGATTGAAAGGGAGCAAGAAAGACTCAATAGGATCTACGGGGAAAATGCCCCCAGAGTCCGGGCTTTCATTTACAAGATCGGTGAAAATGTATCAGCCTTCAATCTTGCCCAGGGGAATAAGTTGATTGAGTCCCTTCTGGGGATTGAGTTCCTTACTACCGAATTGTGGGAGGAAGAGGTTATCCAGATATGGGAAGACACCAATTTTGAATTGATTAAATCCTTATCTGAGGAATACATCAAAAGGGTGAATACCCTAGTTGCGGATGGGGTCCAATTCGGCAAGGGTTATTCTGAGATTATGAAGGAGATCAAGGCCTTGAATAAGAATATCACCCAGGCCCGGGCTAGCCTTATTGCAAGAGACCAAGTTGGGAAGCTCAACGGTGTTCTGACTGAGAGGAGAATGTCCGATGCTGGTATTGATATGTATGAATGGTTGACCGCTGGAGATGAGAGAGTGCGTTCATCTCATCAGCCTTTAAATAATAAGCTTTGTCGGTGGGATGACAATGGGGTTTATTCTGCTGATAAAGGGGATACTTGGAAGTCTAGGACAAGTGAGATGACCAAATCCATCCCAGGACAAGACATCCAATGTAGATGTACGGCTATTCCCTTCTTTGGGGATTTAATTGCTGAGATCGATGAAGAGATTGAAGGAGACGAAAATGAATAAGGAAAGAAAGCAGGAGATCCTTGAAGGGATAGGCCGTGCCCTGGATGAGGTGGAGTACGGACAGATTACAATAGAGCTCCGGGGGCCTTGTAAGGCTATGGACTTGGTGATTCAAAAAAGGGTTAGATTTCAGGGTTCTCAGGACCAAAAGCAACCTATCCCAACCCCCTTGAAACCTGGGGGTTACAAAAAGGGTTAAAAAGCTCTTGAAATATCAGCAAAGGTGTCCTATATTGGATTTGAAGATACATGGCTGACTGATGAACAGAGGTCATAGGTTCCCATCATGGGCCCTATGACCTTTTTTATTTACCTAGGGGGTTGAGTTGAGCCTTATTGATTATTACAAAAATGCCAAAACAGAAAACTTCTACTGGGAGGTTTCCCGGGGAAGGATTCCTGGAGTGACCCCTATTATCGTTCAAGGTCAAAACGATAGTGTTGGGACCACTCAAGAGGTGTTGACTAATCTGAATGCTGACTTTTCCCGATTCACTGGCCCTAGTAAAGTCAAGATATCTTCTTCTTCAAATAATGACAGCGCCGGGGGTTCTGGGCTTAGAACTCTCGCCCTCTATGGGTTGGATGTTGAAGGAAAGTGGGTTTTCGAAGTAATTGCCCTAAATGGGCAAACCCCAGTTGAAAGTTTGAATACCTTTACGGCCCTATGGCCATGCAGGGGATTAACCGCTGGAGCCCTAGGAAAAAATGATGGGGATGTCTATGTTGGAACTGGGACGGTTACCACTGGAGTCCCTACCAATAAACATCTTTTAATAAAGAATGATCCAGCCGAAGTAGATAACACGGCCCTGAGTTCCGTGGTTAGAGTCCCTTTAGGCTATAGAATGTCAATCCTTGGGGTTGTTACTTCTTCTGAAAAAAATGAAGAAGTCCGAGCGGCCATTTACGCCAGACCCCCAGGGGGAGTTTTTACGTCATTCGGAAAAGTGGCGCTTGCTTCAGAGTCTATTTTTGTTCCTTTGAGAATCCTTCCAACATTTAGTGCTGGATTTGATGTTGAAATTAGAGCGGTAAATAAGGCTACGGGCACCATGAGGGTCAACGCTACCTTTACCTTGGTCCTGGAAAGAGTAACGGAGGAAGTCCCGTTTATTATTCCAGGGTTATTGAATACCAGTGAGGAGTGGATATACTAATGGATTTGAAAGGTTTATTTAAAAATGCCCAGTCCAATGATTTTATGTTGGAAATTGGGGCCGGAAACATTGAGGGTTACCGAACTGAACGGAAATTCTTTTTTTCTCCAAACCTGGGATTGAATACTTTAAATGATGTTTGGAGTTACTCCCCCACACAACGAGAAATGCAATACACCGCTGATACTGGGGCGGATTTTTACTTGACCTCTTCTTCAGCCTCCGACGCTGGAAAAGATCTTTCAGTTAGGTTCCAGGACGAAGAGGGAAACGAGTTCATAGCCGTTTACACCTGTCAGGGACAAACCCCCATCAAATTGAATGACCTGGATAACGTTAAATCTTGGAAAAGTGCAAATCAACGGATAACCCCCTTTTTAATGACCCGAAGTTACCGAATTGCCAATGAGGGGAACTCCAGCTTTGTAGGTCAAATATTTATCACCGAAGGTAATTCTTTCACGGCCGGTGTTCCCGATGATTCCACCAAGGTGAGGGCCCATGTTCCTCTATTGCAATTTTCCACTCCTGGGGATCGATCTTCAAACAAGACTCTAATGGCTCCGTATAGAATACCAAAAGGTTGGTACGGGGCTATAATCCTGGAAATAACCTCAGTCTTGAAGGGAACTGCCGGGGCGGTTGATTTTTCATTCTGGGCACGTCGGCAAGGGGGTGTCTTTGCTGTAGAGGATACCTTTGACAGGAACTCCACGGGAACCACTGAGGGTGTCCATCCCTTAATCATCCCGGAATTGTATCCACCTCTTACTGATATTACCATGAAGGCCATTGCCACAAGTAATAATATGGGGGCTTCTGGACTTATCACCATGATTTTGATTAGGGAAGAATTTGTGAATAAAGCCGGTGATGGCTTCGTAGTTCGATATTAAGGAGTTTGCAATGAAGCAAGGTGTCAGGATTGATTATATGCCTTTCCCTGGGGACGGACCCGACGGGGAGTATATGGTTGAACCCATGAAGAAAACAGACGAAGGCTACCTTCGGGGGAGGGCCATAGTAACTAATGTTGGGGTTTTCCCTTACGTCATGGCCGATGGAACTGTTATGTGGGAACTCAGACCCCCAGAGGAGGTTTTCAATCGAGAATCTAGGGACTCTCTTTCCAAGGTTCCAATAACCAACGATCACCCGATTGTCCCCGTGGATTCTGAGAATGCAAAAAGTCTCCAGGTTGGATTTACTGGGAACGTCGTTCAAGATCAGTATTATCTTTCTTCAGAATTGACCATCACCGATAAACAGGCGGTGGAAGACGTGGAGGGTGGGAAGAGAGCTCTTTCTGCAGGATACACCGTTGACTTGGAAATGAAGTCCGGGATCTGGATGGGAGTCCCCTACGATGCCATTCAAAGAAACATTCGCTATAATCATGTGGCGATTGTCCCCAAGGGACGGGCGGGTGATGCCGCCAAAATGAAATTGGATTCACTTGGCCCCGTTGGGGTTAGAAGTAGAGACTTTCACTTGGATAGTTTTCAGGTGATTGAAAAAAAATCTGGAAGGAGCGAGTCAATGAAAAAGATTACCATTGACGGCGTTGAGTACGAGGCTGATGACGGTTTTATCAGGGCGTACCAAGACCAAAGCAAGGAACTTTCCAAAGTGAAAGCGAATGCTGACACCATCGGGGAGAACCTTGAAGCGGTTAAGAAGGACCTGTCCACCGTATCGGCGGAGAGGGACCAACTCAAGGAAGATACCGAAGCCTTGAAAAAGGAAAAGGAAGCCCTTGAGAAGATTGATCACTCGGCCGCTATTGCGGAGGGTATCAAACAAAAACGGATTCTCCTGGATGCCGCTGAGAAAGCTGGTGTTGAGGTTAAGGAAGACCAGAGTGATGACGACCTGAAGAAGGAAATCATCCTCAAGGTTTATCCTGGAGCCAAGGAGAAGCTTGACGGAGCGGACGCTGTATATTTGGCGGCCCGTTTTGATGGAGCTATTGAAGCTCTGGAAGCCAAGCCTGCCAGTTCAGCCTTCACCGGGGATGTCCCTGGAGCTGGCCAAAAGACTGACGGGGCGCAATCCCCTGCCGGAGATCCTAATATGTCCCCTGCTGAAAAGGCACGCCTGGACATGATTGAACGGCAGAAAAACAAATACAGTAGGGAGGTGTAAACCATGCCAGCTTACGGATACATGGATGAAGCAACTGCCGGTCTTCTTGATGGTCTTGACAATCAGATAGACGGACGCTTCGCCGCCAAAGGGGCGGACGGCATAGAGTTTGGGTACCCTGTTTTTGGATATGAAGGTGATCCTGAGGATGCCTATCAGTTTTTCCAAGATGTTGACAAAATCGTCTTCGATGCCGATTTTGTAACCGGGAATACCATCAATGGAGTGGTCAATGGCGTTGCGTACGCTGAGGTCACTTTTGACACCGATCATGACACCACGGTTGCGGCGCTGGTTTCAGCAATAGCGGCCCTCTCCGGGGTTGAGGCCGTTCTGGACTCAGAAGATACCGATAGCCGGACAATCATTGTTCGGACCAAGGGAGCCACCTGTGTGGCCACTTCGGTTGTTACCAATGGGGCCTCTCAGGCTGTTGCCACTATCACCTCTGATACTGGACAGATCTTTCTGGGTATGGCCGTGAAGACTCAGAACTCATCCGGGCTCTATGAGCAATACGATGCTGTGAATGTTCTGGTCGGTGGTCGCGTCTGGGGTCAGTGTTCCACAGCCGCCCAAGCCAATCTTGGGGCCTATGTTGGGACTGATGGGAAGCTTGCCAATACTGGGGACTCTCTGGGGATTACCTTCAGAAGTAACCTTTCAGCGGCCGGCTTGGTAATCGTTGAAATGCGTGGAAAACAGGCCCTGGGTCTTTCCGCCAAATTTGCGGCATAAGGAGTAAGAAATGATACCTCAACTAAATCTGGATGCTGATGCCAGACAGAAAGGTTCTCCAATGCACCTTGATGTTTCAGAAACAGCATTTTTCAAAAGACAACTGGAATCCATCAAGGCCCGGACTTACGATACCAAGTACCGTAATCTGAAAGCCATGGAATTCATTCCAGTTTCCACAGAACATCCGTCTGGGACCCAGTATATTATCTGGTATTCCTTCTCCAAAGTGGGAATGGCGAAAATCATTTCTGATTACGCCCATGACTTCCCCAGAGTGGATGTTTTCGCTGAAGAAAATCAGGCCCGGGTAAAATCCCTGGGGGCCGCTTATGGCTATTCCATTATGGAAGTTCGCCGGGCGGCAATGGCCGGGGTTCCTCTGAACACCCGGAGAGCTGATACAGCCCGACGCTCTATTGAGGAATTGATGGATCGATTGGCTTGGTACGGTGATTCTGATTACAACATCCAAGGATTCTTTGACTACCCTGGGACTACCGAGTATACCACTCCTAACGGAGCGGGCGGTAACCCTGAGTGGTCTACAAAGACCCCTGATGAAATCATTGCTGACCTCGTCGGCTTGATGGATGCGGTTTCTGTCCCCACCAATGGACGGGAAATGGTTGATACCATTCTCCTCCCCAGGGCCCAGTATAATCTCATCAAGAATACGCGAATGGGTGGATCTTCTGATACTACCATCTTCATGTATTTCATGAACAACAACCCAGATGTGACCATTGAGGCTCTTGATGAGCTGGCTGGTCAGGGAGCAGGTTCCAGTGATCGAATGTACGGATACGTCCGAGATCCTGAGCATCTTGTCCAAGAAGTGGTAACCCCCTTCGAGCAATTGGAAGAAGACAAGAAGGGAGCCACCTGGGAAGTCCCAGTTCACGCAGAGTTTGGTGGGGTTACAATTTTCTATCCCCAGTCCGTGGCATATGCGGACAATATCTAAGTAATTATCTTAGGAAGGAAGGTACAGGTTATGATAATTAATAATACCAAAGAGGGGGCCATTGTGGTCCCCTGTATGAAAGGTCTTCAGGTGGTCAAGAAGCATGCACTTCTCCCTGGACATAATGAAATCCCAAACGATCTTTGGGACATGATGAAAGAACCTCTTCAACGACACCTGAAAACCGGGGTTGTGAAGATTTATGTCAAGGAAGTGAAAAAGGCCATTCCTGTCAAAAAGGAAGAAACCAATCTTCTCACTGAAGAATCCTTTCCTTATCGGGAAGTGACCCGGGCTATTAAGGCCCTGGGAAAGCATGAGGCAATTTCAGTCATTTGCAAGGATGAGACTGGGAAGAAGAACATGAGCAAGGACTGGTTGATTGGGTATCTGCAGGAAACTCCCGAAGAATGGGAAGAGATCAAGGCAAGCCTTTCGGAGCTCTCAGGGGATGATTTTGAGGACAATAAAGAGTTCACTGAGGAACTCCCATTGACCTTGAAGGAACTACCCCCGGAGGATGCCGAAAAGGTAATCCTTGATACCTTCAGTGTTGAAACTTTGGAACGCTGGAAAAATGAAACGGCTGATGAGTCTTTACGGCTCCTCATTCTCAAACAAATTGAGACCGTGAACAATCCTCCAACCAAAGGAGCCAGTAACTAATGTCTGTGGCCACCGTCCTCTCCACAATAGCGCCTCAATTCGATTCAGAGCCCGCTAGAGCTGATTTTATAGC